TTACTGTATTTTCTTTTTAAACTCAAGCCAAGCCTTTTCATTTGCTTTTCCTGAATATCTATGCGGACAATCTTTTCCTGTTACATCAAAATGTCTGATGATTTTCTTTGCGTTTTTACAATACTTCTGTATGTATTCAATAACAGCCTTTGTTGCTGCAATCTGTTTAGCGGTTGGCTTATAATCGACAATGCCAGCAAGTTCAATAGATACCTGATTATAGTTAGTGCATTTACCATAGTATTTGCCACCACCAGTGCTTGCACAATTAGGGTATTTATTTCCGCCTACAGAATAACATGCATCTGTTAATCTTGCACACTGATAGATTTTTCCTTCCGAGTCAATTATAAAATGCGCTCCTGCATAAGTTCCTTTTTTGTTCTTGAAATACATTGCGTTGGCTAGAGCTGTGTCTCGCCCCTTATTACCTGTGTTGTGAATTACAATATACTTAACATTTGATTTTTTCTGTTTACCTTTGTCACAGAAAAACTTATTTATGTAAGCCCATATTCTATTGAACATATATTTGATTCCGTTAGATGCCTTAAATCTCTTCTTGCTCATATTATACCTCACTTTCCATTATGTTAATTCCATATTCTTTTGCGCATATATGCTCAATCTTACATCCTCTGTATTTATTCCAATCTTTACAGAAATATGCAATATCTGCATCTGCCAATAACTCTATACTCTTTCCTAAAAACCATAACGGCTTTGCATTGTGCGGAGCATTTTCAAAAAAACTGTCAATGATTTCTACATCCTCATTGTATGTTTCTTTAATTCTATTAACTGCTTTTGCTCTTTCTTCTTTAATCTGTTCATCTGTTTTGTCTCTCATTGGCTGACTTATAAATACTTTCATTTGTCTATTCCTCCACTTCCGGCAATCCTGCCACACTTGTTAATATGCTAACTACTCCTGCTGTTGCTGAAATTCCAATAATTGAAACCCAATCTAATTCTGTAATTAGATTTCCTACAGTAATCAATGATACTGCTGTCTGCGCCATTGTTTTAATTGCTCTTACTCCTGCTGCTTTAATCCATTTTTTGTTCATTTCAAAACTCCTTTCTACCTTATTGGTAATGCCATTACTCTTTCGTGAATTTCTGTTCCTGTTCCATTTCCACCTAATGCATGATACGCATTATATAAATGTTCAAAATCGTCTAATGCTTCGACCGATATGTGTTCCTGCGCTATGTACTGCTTGCCTAATGTGTAGATTTTGTTGTGCAGAATAGCAATCACTCCATCCTTAATCAACTTGTTTGAAGAGTATTTCATTTTTATATGATTAAAAATTGCTACTCCGATAGCTCCGATTAAAGATGGAATGCCGAGCAAAGATAAAAATTGATATAAATTCATTTACTCCCCTTCCTGCTCTACCTTAATCGGCTTGTCTGTTTCTGTATAAATTCGACTATCCTTGTATTCAATAGGGTCGACAGCCTCCTCATACATAACGCCATCACGCTCAATATACATTCCTGCATCTGAATAATTTTTTATAAATTTTTCGTCTTTTATTGTTACTGTTTCTGTAATTAACATAAATTACCTCCTTACGCCCATACTTTCATTTCTTCCTTGTACCACTCTTCTTCCTCGTACCAATTTAAAGGCTCATATTTACTTCCCTCTAATGGCTTAAATTTGTCGGCATAAGTCGCCCAATTTGTGGCTACCTTGTAGGATTCGATTAGGTCTTGTGGGACATAGATTTCTACAACATTCAAGATGTTATTTGAACTTGTTAAAGATGTAATACTATTTCTGCGAAGAATTATTGTTTTTACAGTTTGAAGAAGTCCTACACTTGTTACTTTCCCTAAATCAGCCAAATCTAAAGATGTTGACCTTAGTACAGCTCCACCCCAGTCCATATAACTCTCGTATCTAGGTAGAACCACTCTTTTAAGTAAATGACAACCATTTAATGAGCTATTACCAAATGAGCCTACGAGTTTTGGTAGTACTAAATTTTTGATTGATGTATTAGTAAGAAAATTTGAACCATTAGCTGTTGTTAAATTATCAAAACGTACATTCTTCAAAGATGAACAATCATTAAAACACCCTGTTCCAAATACCACAACATTATCCATTCTTGCTTTTGTTAATATTTTTAGAGAATTGAAAGCATTAGGTAACAGTGTAGTTAATTCATTATTGATAAATACAGTTGTATTACCTTTCAAATATTCCAACATTGTCTGACTAATTCCCTGTTCAATAGCTTTCACCATTGCATCATCTAATTTTGCGTTCTCATCTATAGTTATGCCTTTTTCTTTCAACACCTGAATAACTTTGGTTCTAAAATTTTCAATTCCCATTAAATAATCATAATCAGCCATCACTTCGTCAATTGACTTCTTTGTTGCTAGTGTGTTGTTTTCGCTTGTCTTTGCGTTTTGCTCGCTAACTTTAGCCTTTTCAACGCTTGCGTCAATTCCATCAACAGCTTGTACAGCCTTGTCAGCAGATTCAGAAGCCTGATTGCTTGCTTCTTCCGCTCTCTGCATGTATTTGATGTTGTTATCTACTGCGTGTATAGTACTATCGCATACATTCTTTGTTTCGTTCATAATTGCGATAATCTGCGCAAAGATGTCAATATCAACCAACTGTACGGCATCTGTAGGTGTCCCTTTTCTAATTCGTTGACCTACAACTGTTGAAGTGATACGCTGTTCGTTGTCATTACTTCCTATTACTCCAACATATAACACACATTTCTTATTGAATAAATCAGCAGGAAGTAAATCTGCGTCTACTCTGTTATCCCCAATTAATACGTTAGTCGCTGTTTTCTTGTCGTAATCATCAACATAAATAACTGCTGTTTTGGTTGGAAAATTATCCCATTCTTTTGAAAATTCAAACGCTAAACCATTTACTTTAACATTCCCTGAACAGATTTCTGCTGTGTTTGTAATTCGTGCAATCTGTCCGTCGATTTTGATATTTATATCCATAAAAATTCCTTCCTTATTTTAACAATTCTAATCTCTACCGATTTCTGTAATAACAATTTTGCAATCGGACCATGAGCTTACGCTTACAAAGCCTGCTGTTTTATTTGTCATATAAAACTGTAGGGTGCAAGAATCTATAGATTTTGCAGCATATCCAATGTCCAATATGTATTCAGCATTTATTGGATAACGTATATTATCTGTGTCTTCGCCGTTATAAGCTATTTCTGGAAAACGGAATAAATCAATAGGCATTGAAAAGCTATCGCCATTTGGTTTCACTACATCCATTTTCACAATGCACTCATCAGGTTTATAACTGTTCGATAAAATAATGTCCCCCTGAATCTTTATACTTAACATTTTGTTTTTCAAAGTCGTCAAGTCTAACTCTATGTCTTTTTTATTTTCATTCAAACGATACTTGCCATGAACGCTCCAATCTTGAAAGTAAATGTAATATTTAGAATCTATGGCGCTTCCACCAACCTGAAAGCAGGCGTGAAATCCTAAATTATTGCAAACAGTTGAACGAAAATCTTCGCTCATATTTTTTAAGAAAAACATCCAAAAATCTTTATTTTGAGTTAAATCTTGCAAGAATGTAGCATCCTTTGGAAACATTGTTTTCATTGAATCTAAACGTTTTTTTAGCGTCGGATAAGTAGCTCCCGTCTCTGCTGTTCTAGCTTCATTTATGCTCGTTTCTACAGATTCGATTTTTTCTGCGTTGCTTACAATATTCATATTTTGAATATTTAATCTGTAATCTATATTCTCATTTGTTGCATTTTTCCAGTTTTCGAACTCTGTATTTCTATTGCTCATCCAGTTATCCAATTCAGAATCCTTGTTGCCAATTTTTCCATCAACTTCATTAATTGAACTGTTCGCTTCTTCGAATCCCTTGGCAATGTTTTCCCTGACATCTTTAGCCATAATTGCCGTCCTAATTACCTTTGCAATATTAATTAAACTCATAATTTCATTCCTTTCTTGTACTTATTCAAATTAATGTATCTTTTGGCGGAGTATTTTTTTTCGCCAAATTCTAACTGCACGTTCCACTCGTCGTTAATGTCTCTTGTTACTTTTCGCAATTTAACTGTTTCATTAAAGTTAATCTGCGGACATCTTATTGGGTAAGTTTTTCCAACTTCGAATTGTGCAGGTGTAATTCCCTGATTGTATAAATCTAAAGCTGACACGCTTATTGATTTAATAATTGAGCTGTTCTTTTTTAACCACTTTGTCGCTTTTTCTTTAAGGCTTGAAGTCTTTTTAACACTGTCAAATTTATGTCCTTTTACAATTACTCCATAAATCTTTTCACTGTTTTTATCTTCAACATAATAGTCGGTCGCATTCATTCCAATAGTTCCCATTGGAAGTCCTTCCGTTGTGAACGGAACAACCCTTGTGCATAAATCAAACGACGGAACGATTGATATACTCTGCATGTTCACGTCAAGAGTTAGTTCAACTCCTCCGCCAACATCACCATCACCTAATACAGACAATGTTAATTTGGTTAAATCGTCTGTTATTTTAAAATCTAAATCATCCGTAAATGCTTCTTGCGACAACACTCCCCAGGTAGAAGATTCTGCAGTTACTTCAACATTTTCCAAAATTGTATTGCTTGCAGGTGGACTGTAAACAATATACTTCTTGCTTGATTCTCCAACCTGTTTATTATGAAAATCAATCATAAACTGAACAGCCTTAGTTAATGTAACATCATAACTTTCCAGTCGTCCAATTAATGGATAAGCAAATGTATCATTCAAAAATCCCAAACAGCCCTCGCAAGTGACTTTCTTAGACACCATTCCATTACTTTCAACAGATGGTTCAACCAATATGACTCTGCCCGAAAATTCACATTTTTCTTTTTTGAAAATTCGAACTCTTGTAACAAATTCGGTTAGCTGATTGAATCCTGTATTATTCGGATAGATAGTGAACGTTGCTGACGGAATAGCGTTCGTTTCTTCCGTATACGCTCCATAAACTCTGTTATCTACTCTGTCACCTGAAATGTTCGTTGCAGTTTCTCCGTTATAAATCCAAACATCTTTCATTACAGCTCCCTCCTATACCAATCGAATGAAACAGTAATTGAAGACACACTGTTTGTATTAACTACGTTAAACACGTTCTTGCCGGGCTTAAGCTTGTAACCTGCTGTGTATGTGCCTTTGGAAAAATGATATGCATTTCCATCTATTGTTACGTCAAAATCTGCGCTTGCTGTATACTTGAATGGAACGAACTCTGGACTTGTGTTGTTCACTGTAAATGTTTTACCCTGAACTGCTGAAAAAGAATCCGGCTGAAATTCATCAATTTCGAAGTTGATTTCATCCCACTTAACGTCGTGAATTCCTTTGTTCCATATCTTAAACGGATAACCTTTAAATGTAATTGTTAATTCTCCATAGCCTCTTTCATTGCTGGCAAGTGCTACGCTTTGTCCTTCAAGCAAATAGTGGTATTCAGGGTTGAAGTTATCCTGCAAAACCTTATCTCCTGAAGGAGACATTACAATGCTGTTAATCTTTGTCAGTAATCTGTCTAAGTCTGTTGAATCGTCAAGAATTAACTGCCCTGCATAGACAAGCTCTCTATCTTCAAACAGCGAATAACCCAATTTAGAGTACATGTTATACGTTCCTGATTTATACGGAACGCTCTGTCTGTTTTCCTTTTTTGATGGGGGCTGTTTAATTACAGTATCAACAATAAATCCAAAGGCCTTGTAAAAATCTACTCCGTTATATGTTATAGTTCTAATCAATAGCTAATCCCCCTTTCTTCTAATTCGAAGCCTATTCCGTCATATCTATCCCGATGTCCTACTGTAGCACCTACAAGCTTATTTCCATCAACGTATAAGTTGCTGTCTTTTTTCAACAATGCTCTAAGCAGGCTATTTGTTTCGCTGGAATCTATCGCAACATTAACCGCTCTCTGTCCGATGTTCTCATTAACCATTCCCAGCATTTTTCCTGTTTGAATCCACAACTGCTTTGACCTTGGCTCGTTGTTGATTGGAATGGCTGCTTCCGCTGATTCTTCAGCAAATGTTGTTAGGAATGTACCTTGCTTGTAAATTCCGCCGACTGCATTAGCCGGAATCAATCCTTTTGCACTCGGTAAGCTCCCCTTGTATTTAATAGGAACTTTTAGTGGGTTTACTCCAAAAGAATCATAAAAACCTTTACGAATCTCTTTCGATATTTTGTTTCCCACACCAGTCCAACTTGCCTGAAACGGTTTCTTTAACTGCCTTACCCATTTATTAGAGATACCTGCAAAGTTAATACTTTCCAGTTCTGATTCTGCAAAATCTTTCGCTCTTTTTGCATCGTTTAATACTGCCTTGCTTACTTTTCCGCTTTTGTATAATCTTAAAGTTTTATCGTAATTGGCAGCTGCACTATTGTATTGTTTTATCAATTCTATCTTTGATGCAGTTGTGCTTGTCTTGTAATTATTTACTAGGGCTATTGTTGCTCTTTTTCGTGCTTCTTTGTCTTTGCTGACTGCTGCTTCCTGTAAATTCTCATAATTTTGAGTAAATGTTTTACTTTCGTTGTAATACTGCTTTTGCTTATCTAATGTCTTTTGTATACTATCTCGTTGGTCTTTTTGTACAGCTAAAACACTTTTTGTCTTATGGATCTCTTCTTGTAATTGATTGATAGTGACTTGACTTCTATCTGATGGTCGCTTACTCTGTTCTACTGCTAACTGTCCATTCAACCCTGCAAGCTTTTTGTTTGATTCCCATACTTTTTTATCCTGTTCATTGAGCTTACCTGTTGTTTCGGTAATTTTTTCTTTCCATTTATTCTGTTCCTGTAATTGCTTGACATATGTGTCTTTATTTGCGTCAAGGATGGCTTCGGCTTTTTTCTGTGCGATTGTTTGCTTGATATTTTCACGCAACTTGCCGTAGCCCTTAATTTGACCATTAACAATCTTCAGCTCAATACCCAACGCTTCAGATAATGCTCCTACAATGACCTTAGCCTGATTTTCCTTGCCTTTTTTGATTTTTCCATCTTTATCGACAATTTTATCCAACTTGTTTGCATAATTCTCATACAAGCCAAATTGAGACTGAACAGTTTCGCCATTCTCCTTGATTGAATTGCGCAATTCTGTATAAGCACTCTGGGCTTCCTTTGCTTCTTTTGGAAGCTCTTTCGTTCTTGTCGCCAAATAACCAATACCTACTGCTAATCCTGCAATTGCAGTTGTGAAAAGAATAATTGGATTAGCCTGCAACACTGCAAGAAGTCCTGTTTGCGCCACTGTTTCTGCTTCCGTTGCCACTGCCTCTGCCTGACGTGCAGCCATTAACCCCTTAACTGTTGTTGTGCAGACTGATATGCCTTTCGTAATATCCTTAACTGAACGACCAAATTGAGCTACCTTGTTAATTGCAAAAACTGTTCCGGCAACTGTTCCAACAGTCTTAATTTCAGCTACAATTTTGTCTGCATTTTCAATAGCATATTTTGAAAAATCTTCTGCCTTTTTTCCAAAGTCATCTATATACGGACTTAATTCTTCAAGGAAGATTCCACCAACTTCCAACCCTACATTTTTAATCTTTGTTAAAGACTTATTCATTTTGGTTGATGATGTCTGCAATTTATCAACCGCACTCTTAGTGCTACCGGAAGAAGATTGCATGTTTTTCAAAGAATCGTTGAAGCCGTCTGCTCCATTCTTCATAAGAACTAAAGCACCGCTTCTGGCATTTGATTTATTAAATAACTCGCCAAATTCCTTATCATTCTTCTTTGCGTATTCCTGTAGGACATTCAAACAGTCGCCTAATGAATAGCCTTTATCCATTAATTCTTTAAAACTGCTTCCAGTTTCTTTTTTCAAAACTTGCGCCGATGTCTTGCCGCTGTCAGACATTTCTTCAATCAAGCTCTTTAAATTTGTTGTTGTCTTTGCTGTATTAACACCATTAGCAGTCATTAACGCGTATGAAGCTGCAACGTTTTCCAAATTAACATTCTGTGCTTTTGCAATTGGAATAACGTTACCCATTGAAGATGCTAACTGATCTACAGTTGTTTTACCTTTGTTCTGTGTTTGAATCAGAATGTCAGAGACTCTTGTTGATTCTTCTGACTTAAGGTTGTAAGCATTTAAGACAGTAGTTACAATATCTGTTGCTTTTTCAACTTCTGTAAATCCACCTTTTGCAAGTTTCAAGTTATCCGCAACAAAGGCTACCGCATTAGATGCGTCCTGACCTGCTGACATAGCCTGATATACGGCTTCCGCTATATCATTGACACCTTTGCCTGTCTCATTAGACAGTTCTGTGATTGCATCTTTCATTGACTTAGCCTTGCCGTTATAATTGGTCATTGCTCCATCAGCTAATGTATCAACTTTAGCAAGCGAATCTTCATATTCACTTGCCATCTTAACTGTTGCTCCAACAACTCCGACAACACCTGCTGCAACTGCTCCTGACGCGTTACCGACTTTGTCAAATCCGTCTTTTAATTTTTCACTCTGTTCAGCAGTAAGCCCCATGCGTTTCTGCTGCTCTTTGAGCTCTTTGTTGGTATTGCTCAATTCTTTTTCCAAATTCATCTCTGCTTTTTTGGAGTTATTGAGCTGTGTAGTTAACTTTGTTACCTCTGTACTATTTTCTCCGTATATTTCTTTTGCAGATTTTAGCTTTGCTTCTAATGCCTGTGTTTTATTTCTCTGTGCTTCAAGTTCTTTTGTTAGTAGCTTTTTCTTCTTAGCCAATCCCTCAACAGATGTTCCATTATTTTTCATCTGTGTAGCATTCAATCTTAATTCGCTTCGAAGTTTGGAGATTTCCTGACCTGATTTGTTTATTTCTTCCGTAAATTCTTTTGTATCTGCGGTAAATTTTACTTTTGCTTCATTTTTATTTGCCATTTCGTCTCCTTTCCTTTTCTACATGATAATTCAACCATTCATTAAAAGCGCTGTCATTTAATGCCACACCTTTAACAAAAGCTACTGATTTATTCCAAAAAATATCTTCTGACATTTTTCCAATTTTGCAATACCAATAATAATGATCTTTAACATCCATTAGGGGAATGTCTTTTGGTAATTTAATCCCTGCATTATTTTTTTCAAATGAAAACGTATGCTTTTTAAATAATGCAAGGAACTCTAGTTTTTTGGGTAAAGTAACTCACTGTAACAATTAATTACATTAACCCTGTTGTTTGAAATTTTTTTGCAAAACTCTTCAAAGCTAACATCTTTTCCAACTGTTGATATATATGCGATTCTTAAAACTTCAACCTGATCCAATTCATTAACCACCTCCTTCCCCAAAAAGGGGGAAGAATTTGAGCCTCCCCCTTGCTCCTGTTCTTTTTTCTTTGTTTTGCTTTTTGCTGTTGTTTTAGTTTTTTCATCGTTACTTATTGTTTTGTTCTCTTCTGTCTTGTTTTCTTCTGCTTCAACAACTTCAACGAGTTTAGTGTCGGCTTTTAATTTTCCTTTTTCAATTAAAGCTTCTGTATTTTTGCAAATTTCCTCATATCTTTCATCGGTAATTTCCATCTCATCACCAACTCTATTTTTCTTTTTTGTTTTCACATCAAAAAAATTATGTACAACTTTTACTTTCATATTGTTTCTCCTTATGCAACATTTTCAAAAAGGTCTTCAACATTGAACTTGTCTACCCAATTTGTTTTAATTGTGTCATCTTTTAATTCTTCTTCCTGTGCCTGGTACATTCCCATGCCGTTATCATCTGGTGCTACCTTAATTGTTAATTCAATTTCAGCAATTTCATCTGATCCGTTTTCAACCTTTCTTGCTATTCCATCTGTAATAATGCAACTTGGATATGCTCTATATGATATTCTTCCATATTCATCCATTACTAAACATGTAAGTGTAAAACGTTCATGTACTGAGCTTTTTCCGTACGCATATACACCTTCTTTTAATTTTTCCATCTTCATGCCGAAGAATCTCTGATATACACCCCATCTGACGTGGCCTGTAAACTTTAGTTCACCTGTTCCTGTACCTTTTACAACAACAGTTTCTTCTATGCCCTCATTTTTCTTTGTAATTGTTCTGGCATCCATAGATTCTTCAAGTGAACCTGTCTGTCCCATATAATTTGAAATGATGTTACCGGAGCTTTCATTATCTTTGTCAAATTTAACTGTAGCCTTAGTAACTTCAAAATCAGAATAAATTTTTTTATCCATAATCTAATATCTCCTTTACTTGTTTGCATTTTTAATAATATTCTCAACACACATCTGTAAAACTTTACCGGCTTTTGCCTGTGTTCCTCTTAACATAAAATGTTGTTCACCGTGGTGATGTTCTGTAGTTGTTCCATCATCCGGGAAATATAAATAGCTATATCCTGATTTAGAATGAATAACAGCTGTTAAGTTTCCCGACTTTTTTTCATCCAATACTATTGAATTAGCAACGGAAGATGGTCGTTTCTTGCGTTTCCATTTTCTACCTGAAGGATGTATTTTAACTCTTATCTCATCTGCAATAACTTCTGTTCCCTTGCCATGCAAAACTTCATTAATTGAACTTTCTGCATTTTCCTGAAACTGTTTTATTGTATTTTGTAATACGTCAAAATCATCCTGCTGGTCAAACACAATCTGTCTAACTGAATCTGTTTTTTCTGACATTAATATTCCACCTTTTCAGCAACAAAAAACGGAATAGATACAATCTCGTAACTTAGGTCGTTTTTTGTTTGATAATCGATTACAATTTCAGCACCATTAGAAACTCTAACACCTGCATTGCCTGCCATTTTAATTACATCTTGAATTAAATTTTCTCTTACCCAGTTTTCAGCCACAATAACAATCTCAAAGTTCTTGGTGTATGCTGTTTTATGCTGAACAATTCTTATATTACTTCTCCCAAATACTATAAACTCACTGTATTTGAATGCTGACTTGTCGCCTGCTCCATAATATACCGGTATGTCCAGTTTCTCTAACTGCTGCCTTAATTCCGTTAAAATATCAGTGCTTTCATTTTCTTCCATTTAGTTCTCTTTCTCCTTGTAAATATAAATATAAATTTGTGTTTCCATCATCATCTATGTGCTTAATGGAGTGCATTTTGTTTTCAATTACAACCACATTATCAGATGTAATGTTTTTAATCTTTCTTATTTTAATTTTCATTGTAAGTTCAAAGCCGTTACTTTTAGCAAATTCAACATCCTGAATTCTTCTCGACATTTTCTGATAGTTCATTTTTGCAATTACCTTCAAATCATCCATTGTTGTAACATTGATATTTGCTCTAAAATTGCTCTTTTTTTCAATTTTTTCACATATCTTCACTACTCCGTCAATGTAGTTGTCGAATCTGCTTTTTTCCACTGTTCTACCTCATATCTTGCTCTTATTCTCATAATATCGTTTCTGTAATTTGTTATAAAATGTTCACTTACATTGTTTAACTCATACAGACAATAATTTATCAAGACTGCTCTTTCTTCACTTGGCTTATTCCAATCAAAATCCATTCCATCAGGCATTCCAAATAATGGACGAAGATATTGAATCCCATCTTCAATAATTCCTATAACCTTATCATCCATATCTTCATCATCGAATGTAATGTCTATTCTATTTTTGATTGTTTTCAATAACTGTTCGTCCATTATCTCTTATGTCTCCCTTATGTTTATGCTGCTACTTCTGTTTTCTCCTTAATCCAAATATAGAGTGGCTCTAACTTTGAAATATCAACAACCATAAAGCATGTGTTGTCATATGCTTTTCCTGCTGCATACTGCTTAATCTTGAATGTTGTTAAATCTTCAACAAACTTATACTCCTCTGATACTTCAATAGTGCCATCACTTCCACCACCAACAAGAAGATTATATTCTTCCGGTAAACCGATGATTGCTTTTCCATCTTCAACTTCTGTTGAAATAACTACATCTGTAGCAAATGGAAATACATTTGTAGAGAATGTTCCATTTGCATTTAAAACAGTTGAGCCTGGCATAACCTTAGTGAGATAATCTGTCATGTTACATACAAGCATTACCCTGTCAAAGCCTCTTGCGTTTCCTTTTTCTGTCTTTGTTAATTTAGCTAATAACTTGCCATAATTTGCAGGTGTGAAATCTTCTAATGCTTCTGCTTTCTTTTCAGGATAACCTGTTGAAGTATTAAAACTTACACCATCATGAATATCTCTGTTCATACCTACAGGGCAATTAACACCATTACCTTTAATAATGCTTTCTTCTAATCCTAAAGCTAAAGACTCTTTTAGAATCTCTCTAATATACGCATCTAAGAATGTTGCGCCCATATCAATTAAGCCATTCTGAATAAATACATACGCTGAAAGTTTATTCTGCTTAACTTCAACTACCTTTAATCCTGATGTGATTTCTTTTACAATTTCATCTGTTACCTTGCCCCATACTGCTTTCTGTGATGTATGGTCTGATAAAATCCACTGTGTTAAATAACCAACGTATCTGAATTCAATCTTCTGTAGTAACGGATGGTCGTTTCTAAGTTCGTTGTAAATGTCTTCAATGATAGTTGTTGGCATTGCTGCATCAGGAACAGCTGTTAATAATGCCTGCTTTGCATTACCACTCTTAATTGCTTCTGTTACCTTCTGATAGAATGATTCTTCTTCAGATGTAAGCTGTCTGTAACCTCTCTGTACTAGCACCTGCTTGTCTGCTGTTGCCTGATATTCTGCGAAATCGGCTTTAATGCCCTCATATACAGAATCGTGGAAAGCTTCAACTGCCACTGAAATGCTATCTTCATCACCTTTTTTTACGGCTTCAACAATAGCCTGGATCTTATCTTTTTTCTGGTTTAAATTAATCATCTACTTTTCTCCTTTTCCTAAATTTATTTGATTATATTTTCTAAAAATTTAACAACCATGTTTTCTTTTGGTTCTTCACCTGTTGCTGTAGGTTCTGCCCCACCTTCCAGAGCATTGCCATCTACTGCACTGTTATCTTCTTTTGATGACTGCTGCACCACTAACTTATCAATCATCTGTTTTTTTACTGACTGTGATGTCTTGTTTGTTTTTTCTGCGATAATAGACGTTGCAAATCCAAGTTCTAAACATTTATCTGCCAACATCCATGTTTCTGCATCCAACAGCTCTTTTAATTCATCTTCTTCCATGTCTACGCGTTCCATATACGCATTTACAGACGCTTGCGTAATTTGTTCCAGGTTATCAGCCTGTTTTCTTAAGTCATTGGCATTTCCTGACGCATAGGTCCATGCATTATGAATAAACAAAAGTGACGCATTAGACATTATTCTTTCGTCACCTGCCATAAAAATTACGCTTGCAATTGATGCTGCAAATCCGTCACAGTATGTAGTAACCTTTGCTTTATGTCTTTTAAGTGCGTTATAAATTGCCAATCCTTCCGCCACTTCGCCGCCATAAGAATTAATGTACACATTTATGTGTGTAATCTCAGGATCCAACTCCATTAGAGCTTTGGCTAGAGTGTAGGAAGATACATCGCTCTGTGTCCATTCCCAGCTTGTAATATCACCGTAAATGTAAACATCTGCGTTTTGTTCTTCCTGATTGGTAATCAGTTGAAAATACTTATCTAACATTATTTCTCCTTCCCATTTGTTGTTTCTTCGCCTGCAGTGCCGTTTAAAACATCTTCAGCTAAAGAATTATTTTTAGTTACAAAGAATTTATTTAAAATCTCTTCTTCTCCCGGTATAGCTCCTAATATCTCTCTTACTTCATTAGAATTGAACAGAGTATTTTGTATTAATGCTGCCGCATTCGTAGCATTATCCAAAATGGATATGTATGGTATTGTGCTTGTATCTACTTTTACTTCTACATCATCCATATAACCGGAATATCCAAAGAATTTCCTTTTAATTTCATCTGAAATTAGTGTGGCAATTGGCTCAACCGCAAACGTGATAAATGCACTTATTATCTCCTTCATGTTGTTGATATTGCCTGCCATCATTGATATTGGTATTTTATAGGCATGTGCTACAACCTCGAATATGTCATTTCTTAACTTGATAACGTCTGCACTGTCTTTAATATTTTTACTTACGTTCATTGTGTCAAGTTGATTACCCGGAAATTGTATATAAATACCATTAGGCGATTTAACAAATTTCTCTAAACTCTTTTCAACTTTTTCTTTGTAATAATCTTCAAAGTCCTGATCACCCACTTTGTCATTTTCAATTTGCAATTTGTATTTCTGACCGTTACTTTGAAGAAATGATTTAACAGCATAACTAATGGCTTCACCGTAATCTGCATACATGCTGTCTATTAATTCATTAACGTTCTTATCTTCCAGTTGAAAATGCATAACTTCGCTTTCAACATATTTTTTGTTTGAAGAGAAATCATCAATAACAATTGCACTATACTCATTTTCTAAAAAAGGCTTTTTGTCAACATGAAAACTGTCTGCAACATATAGCTTCTCATTTGACACAATAACCAATGCTCCATCTTTGTTTGTAAGCATCTTCATAGCTACCTTGTTCCAAAACTGTGAGCCACTTTGATTATTATTAGGCTCAACATTCAATCTGTAGCCGGTTACGTCTTTCTGTAGCTTTATTTTTTCATTTTCTTTTTTGAATATTTTAATTTCACATTTTGAAATTGCATTGGCAATGTAAGATGCTGCAATGTGTACCGCAAGCAACTTATATGACATTTGAGTAATGACCTCTTGTTCGATAAAATCAGACGTTATAACATTATTCTTTTTTCCGAAAAAATCTCTTATTTTTAGCCTGAATGCCATTCTGTCTCCTTTCTTAGAAAATTATCGGTTCATGGAACTTAAACTCGTGATTTTCTTTATTGTTCTCTATTTTTTCAAGCCAACACATAGCATTTGCAAAGGCGAAGAATGTATCTGTCTTTCTGTAAATTGGCTCTTGCTTACCATACAAAATGTTATTGCCACTGTTGAACTTCATAGTATTGTTAATCATCCATCTGAATATTGGAACGTCTCCAACAACAATGTTGTGATTGATAAAATATGAATTAATAACCGGCACAACCTTGCCTATGTCGTTTGGTCTTATGATTTTGATGTTTCCATCTTTTCCTGATGTAAAACCAATCTCTTCAAATGCTCTTCGCATTAGTGAATATCTATAATTATCAAAACTCATTAATTGAATTTTTAAATTAAACTGTTTTCTTTGAATCTCAAACCATTCCGCAACCATTTCAGACGGTATTTCAACTTTATCTACAAATTCGCAATCACCTGCTGCAGCCCATTTTTTCAAAGGAGCTTTAATACCAGGCAAGTCTCTACACTGCGAGCAGATAAACGTATGCTGTTTTACATAGACTTTTCCCTTGTAGAATGTAATAAGCACAGCTCCTACAAAATCATTTGTTTTTGCGTAGTCCACCGCTCCAATACACACTCTATTATTCCAGTCAATCATCTCCTGGTCAGTCGCTTCAATGTCTTCCCACTTTGCAACTTCTACGTCTTTGTTTCCGATTGGGTAATTCATTCGTTTTGCCATAAATTCAGGGAAATACCACATATTACTTGGCATACTCTTTACCTCTTCCTTGATTCTTCGATACATGGAAGTTCCGAATCCCGGATAAGACAAAGACGGATTTGCTTTTGCCCACATTTTAGGCTTGTCCCATTCGTCTTTGTTGTCTAGCTTGCACCAAAATACTAACTTTCTATTGTCAGGATCATACTTTTGTAGTATCTCCTTGCTCTCTTCTTTTTCTCTGTCGAATACCTGACCTCTTTCATGTCCATCTGTAGAGATTGTAATAACCCTTGCAAATGGCATTTTACCCAATCCTGAGCACAATGTATTGATATTCTGCTGGTCCGCGTCTGTGTATTCGTGTTTCTCGTCAAATATTACACAGCCTGTTCTTTTGGAATCTTTTCCACGTTTACTTGATGTGTTAAATTCTAAAGTTGACTTTGTTTTTTTACCTGTGATAACTTCCAATGTTGCCGAATAATTTGACTTAATTGCTCTTTCATTTTCCTTTTCCGGGTGTTTGATAATCTCATATACATCTTTGAAAGATGTTTTTGCCTGCTTTTCACTATTTGCCATCAATTCCACGTTATAACCTTTTACACCGTGATATGGACTTAAAAAGTAAAATGCTAAAAACGATATGAAGCCGTTTTTTCCTGAACCTCTCCCAAGGTATGCTCTAATGTCGTCAAAATAGCAATCTGAACCATCTGCATATTCTATTCCGACAATGCAGGCAAATAAAAATTTTTCCCAGTCGTTTAACTCAAAATCAAAATATTTTTGTAAGCTCAAACCTTTTTCAATTTTTTCATCATTTACCCGTATGTCATCTCTTTCAAGAACCGGTTTTATGATGTTTTTAATCATTAAATCCTGTTCTTTGCAGTGTACTATTCTATTTTCTTCAATATCCTTGATGTATTTTAAGATGTATTCATTACAATTCTTCATCGAAAATATCACCACTTTCAACATCAGGCTTTAAATTCATAAATGTTAAAATCGACCTCATTTCTTTTGAGACCAATCTTTTCTCTTTTACCAAATCTGCGTCAAAATTAGCTTTAATTTGTTTGTTAATTTGCAACAAATGATCATAAAATTGCATATAAATGTCTATCTGGTCAATATAAAACTGCTGCTTCAAATCTTTTTTTTCGATTTCGCTCAAGAGTGCATTTTTAGTAGCATTTCTCATTTTTCTTTCTTTGGCTGTCATATATTCAAAAAATCACTCCTTTCGCAAATATTTTTTATTTTTTCAAAAAAACCCTAAACACAGGTACTTCCCCCGTTGTTCAGGTTTCTATTTTTTTAACCCCGTTTAGGGGGTGGGGGGTACATCTACCAACGCTCTGGTGTTACCGGTTCTTTTTTTTGATTTTTTTTAATTTGATTAGGTCTATACCCATATCGCCCGTGTACCTCTTCATGACACTGCTTACACAACGGCAAAAGATTTCTTTTTTCGTTCCCATCTTCATCAATAAAAAACTCTTTATGTGCAAGTTCAGGATACTTCTTCACTTCCCTTACATGATGTACCAATACCGCTCTTGTAACCTTTCCATTGGCTTTGCAACGTTGGCACTCGTTGTGTAAATCTTTTAATACTCTTGCACGTAACTTCTTGTAATTCTTATCTTTGTATATCTTGTATGCTTTGTTCTCTCTAATTGCTTTTATAATTTCTTCTGTTGTCATATTTTACTTTCAAAAAAAGGGAACACCGTTGAAGATGTTCCCTAGTAGGTAAATCATGTAAACACTTTACATTCAAAAAACAAGACCAGAAAACCACTACTCTTATATCTTACGATATAAGTTGGTCCAATTTCTGACCCTTTTTCATTATTTAACTTTGGATAGCCTTGTATAAAATTCATTTCGCTTATTATAAAATTGTCTCCTGCCACACGGACAACCTATCAGTTTTTCGTATGGTATTCCTGTTGTGACATGTTTTATAATATATTCGCTTAATGGTTTATCTACATCTGCTGCTAACTGCTCAATTAATAACACATCCATCTTTGCTTTTCTTCCTGATGGTGTGTTACATAATGCTTCTCTTTTCTTTTGGCTGTATTGCTGACAAAAATATTTAAGCTCTAAATACCTTTCCTTTGTTAGATTTCTCATTTACTACCTCATCCACTACTACTCTACGGAATCTGCACTTGTCAATCTTTCCGTTATCGTATTTTGACACGTATGACCTTATGCTGTTTTCCGTTACTCCTGCTGCCTTGCTTAATTCTTTTACGCTGTCATACACTGCGACAGGTAATGCATATTTATCTTTTGATACTTCCAACCATAAAACCATAGTTCTCCTTTCAAATCCGCATTTTCTGAATTTTAAGTAATCTGTAGCTTTGATATGCATATCCTGTAACGTCGCTGACTCCGTTTAATATGCTATCTGTAACAAGCATATATCCTTTAATTGTCTGTGGTTCTTTTCTGAACTCATTTGAAAATATAACTTCAATCTTTGGTTCTGGAATAATTAAGTTACGTGAATGTGTATATCTCTGTTTCTTTACATTGTCTTCATTTCTGAAAGTCTTGTTTGTTTCTTTAACCAAATATTCAGCTAACCCCTGCACATCATCATCTAATGGTGTGAAGTTTGGGCGTCCATACTTCCATTGCTTTTTTACAATTTCAAACAGTCCTGGAGCATCGTTTATGATTACATGATGATGTATAGCCTTGTTCTCATATTCAGTCACCAATATCCATTTGAACTCAACACCTATTTTGGCTAAATGGTATTTCATTCTCCTAAAGAAATTCTTAACCAGCTTTTCAGCTTCTTTGATTGTTGGTCTTGCTGTTTTTGTGTATGTAAGTACCATGTGCCATCCGTCAACAAAGTTATTCAATATCATTCTTCTAAGATTATCAACAGATTTCTTTGTGTTGTATTTCTTTACTGCTTCAGTTGTTGGCTTTTCTCTTTTAACCCTTTTTTCACCTTTAATGTTATAGCGGGCAGTATAGCATTTTTCTATCTCTATGCAATTTTGTAAATAATATGTTTTTTTAAGATACAT